CATTTGTACAGCAAATGCTCTCTGCGGAGATAATGGTGCAGGTAGGTTTTACAAAGCTGTTAAAGCAAAAAGACCTAACAAATGTAAACATTTTGAATTTTTGAACGCAGATATATTTAGGCAAGATGAGAACGGAAATTTTGCAGAGTATAAGCCAAGAACAGTAGTTAAAAGTGATTATGAACAAATAAAAATGGGAGATTAACTATATGAAGAAAGCAATGTTGAGCCAGCCGATGGCTGGAAAGAGTGAGGCGGAGATTATCGCTACAAGAGATAAAGCAATCCAGGCATTGAAGGAAAGAGGATATGAGGTCGTGAACACGCTGTTTACTGATGAGTGGTACAGCGATAAGGCAATGAAAGAAAGAGGCGTGGTCAATATCCCGCTGTGCTTCCTTGCCAAGTCGCTGGAGAATATGAGCAAGTGCCACGCTGCTTACTTCTGCCGTGGCTGGGAACAGGCAAGGGGTTGTCAGATTGAACACGCCGCAGCGGTGGCCTATGGATTGGAAATTATCTATGAGGAGGACGACGAAGAGGGGGACGACGAATGAACATTCAATTGGACAAGCAGGCGTTAATGCCTGTAAGAGCACACAACACGGACGCAGGACTTGACCTGCTGTCACCGGTGGACACGGTTGTTCCTGCACATGGAGCGGTGACCATTGACACCAGAGTACATATTGAGCTGCCGGCACACACCGCAGGCTTTCTCAAGTCCAAAAGCGGGTTGAATGTGAAGTATGGAATTACCAGCGAGGGCGTGATTGATGTGGGCTACACCGGAAGTATTGCCGTCAAGCTGTACAACCACAGCGGTATGGACTACGCCGTGCACCGTGGGGACAAAATCAGCCAGCTGTTGGTGGTCAAGATCGACACGCCGGAGTTGGTGCTGGTGGACAAACTGGCGGACACCGAACGCGGCAACGGCGGGTTCGGGAGTACAGGTCGCTAAGGAGGCACCCAATGTCAAAGTCAAAGCAGAAGAGCTACGGAGATGCCAAGGTTATCTGTCCTTACTATGACAGCCAGGAGACGGTACAGATCAACTGTGCACCGGCAGTGTATGATAGTTCCGGGCTGCGTGTGGTGTTCCGGTCTAAGGTCAAAAAAGATGAACACATGCGGTCATTCTGCACCTCTTACTGCTGGAAAGGATGTCCGCTGGCACAACTGCACGATGACGCATAGCAATGGTATCATCGGGGGGGTGACGAAAGTCACCCTCTTTTTGTTATGCTTAAATCATAGTGAGGTGATCAAGTGGACTGGAATAGGGTAAGGCGAGAATATGTCTCCGGCAGCAAGAGCTTGCGGGCCCTGGCAGACGAATATCACTGTTCACAGTCCACGCTGCGCAAGAGGGCAGCTAATGAGAAGTGGACGGAGCAGAGGAACGACTACAGAACAAAAGTAGAACAAAAATATATGGATATGTCTGTGGAGCGGGAAGTAAAGCGTGTTGAGCGGCTGCACTGCCTTGCAGACAAACTTATGGATAAGTTGGACAAAGCCATAGAGGAGCTGGATGAAATGTGCTCCGTGGAGCAGCAAGACGGCGAGTACAAGGTGGTGCGTGTGTCAGGTGTGGCTGTGGACCGTGCCGGCGCAAAACAGATTTCTTCCAGCTTGAAGGATGTAAAGGATCTTCTAAATGTGCGTGACGATCTGGACAGACAGGAGCAGCAGGCGCGCATAGAGCACCTGAAAAGCCAAAGCGACAGCGTAGCTGCAGGCGTATCGGAGGTGCAGGTGGTGTTGTCAGACGAGGTGAAGAAGTATGCCGAGTGAAGTGTTGGACCTGGGCAAGCCACAGCCTAAGCAGGTGGAGTTCCTGACAGACACCCACAATGTTGTTGCCTTCGGTGGCGCCAGAGGCGGTGGTAAAAGCTGGGTAGTGGACTGCAAGGCTAAGGTGATGAGCTACGCCTGCCCTGGTATTACGCAGATTATTGTGCGCAAGACTTATCCCGAGCTGACGGAAAATCATATCGTGCCACTGACCAGGGCATTGCAATGCTATCATCCGGATAGGCACCGGCGTTTGGCCGTGTACAACGACAGCAAGAAGACGATCACATTCCCTAATGGCAGTCGCATATTGTTCCGCTATTTGGAGCGAGAGAAGGACTTGGGCCGCTTCCAAGGTACGGAGTGCGATATCATGTACCTGGACGAGGCCACGCAGTTCACGGAGGATATGTTCAAGACTTTGTGGGCTTGTGTGCGTGGCACAAATAGCCATCCCAAAAGAATGTACCTTACCTGCAACCCTGGCGGTGTTGGTCACCAGTGGGTCAAGCGACTATTCATTGATCGGGTGTACGATGAGAATGAGAACCCGGAGGATTATTCGTTCATACAGTCCCTGGTGACAGACAACAAAATACTGCTTGATAACAGCCCAAAGTACCTTCAGCAGTTGGACGCGCTGCCTGCCAAGGTACGCCAAGCATGGCGGTATGGTGACTGGAATGTGTTTTCGGGTCAGTTCTTCGAGGAATGGCGGAATAACCCGGACCACTATACAGACCGTAGGTGGACCCATGTGATAGATCCGTTTGATATTCCTGCCGACTGGAAGGTGTATCGCTCGTTCGACTGGGGGTACAGCAAGCCATTCTCTTGCGGCTGGTGGGCTCAGGGATATGATGGTGTGGTGTACCGCATTAAGGAATGGTACGGCTGCACTTCTCCAAACGAAGGACTGAAACTACCGGCGGATATTGTGTTCCAGAAGATCAGAGAGATAGAAACGCATGACCCGCTGCTGGCGGGCCGACATATTACCGGCGTAGCAGACCCTGCTATCTTCGCCAAGGATGATGGATATTCCATTGCGGAGACGGCAAACAGACACGGCGTGTACTTTGAGCGCGGCGATAACACCCGCATAGCCGGGTGGATGCAGTGCCATTACAGGCTGATGTTTGATGAGCGTGGGTACCCGATGATGTATGTGTTCAAGAATTGTAAGGACTTCATCCGGACCATTCCTTTGATGATGTATGACGAACACAAGGTGGAGGACTTGAATACGGAACTTGAGGATCACGCAATGGATGAGTTTCGTTATTTCTCCATGTTGCAGAAGATACCGCCCAGGCGGAAGATACCGGCCAGAGCGCTGGCAGACGACCCTCTGGATCAAATGAAGAAAGGATATTGATTATGGCTAAGCAAAAGAAAAAGCCGAGTAAGGAAGAATTTATGCAGCACGCCCAGGGGCAGACGGAGCCGCAAAAGAAGCCGGAAGATGCCGTAGCGCCCGCTGCTGATGACCCGATCGAACAGGCGCAGCAGCTGGTGGACGAAATGTCAGCCGAGGAGCCGGAAGAGGAAGAACTGCACACCATTACAGAAGAAGATGTGCAGCGGGCTATGGAGCTGCTGAATAAGTACATGGCTGGTAAGGCGTCCGTAGATGCCCGAGTGGTGGCCAACCAAAACTGGTGGAAGCTGCGACATTGGGGCAATTTCAAGTCAGATCACGGCAAAGAGGGTGACAAGCGCATTAAGCCGGCGTCTGCATGGCTGCATTCCTGCGTGGATAACAAGGTCGCTGACTATATGGACAATTTCCCTGAGCCCAATATTCTGCCGCAGGAAGAGGGTGACAAGGAGACAGCTAAGCAGTTATCTGCCGTGGTGCCGGTGGTGCTGGATGAGAACGGCTTTGAACAGGAGTTTGACCAGGCAGTGCACTCCAAGGTCCTGAACGGTACAGGCATATACGCTGTGGTGTGGGATCAGGACAAGCTGAATGGCCTTGGCGATGTGAGCGTTAAAAAGTGCGATATCCTGAATTTTGCTTGGGAGCCTGGGATTGAGAATATCCAAGACTCGGCCAATCTGTTTCATATCACTTCTGCCAATAACGATGTACTGGTGTCTCAGTATCCGCAGCTGAAGGACCGATTATCCTCTATGCACAGTGTGGTACAAACAGAGTACCAGTTTGATGATACGGTGGACAAGAGCAATCGCAGTCAGGTGGTAGACTGGTACTACAAGGTGAATGTGGACGGCAAGAATGTGGTGCACTATGTGAAATTCTGCAACGGTGTAGTGCTGTATGCAACTGAGAATGACCCGGAACGGAAGGATACCGGGCTGTATATTGACGGCAAATATCCCTTTGTGTTTGACCCGCTGTTCCGTGTGGCCGGAAGCCCTGCCGGATATGGCTATGTGGACCTCTGTAAGGAACCGCAGGAATATATTGACAAGCTGTCCCAGGCGATGTTGGAAAACGCGATTTGGAGCTCTGTGCCGCGCTATTTGGTGCGTGACGATGGCGAGATCAACGAAGACGACTTCGCGGATACTTCCAAGCATTTCATTAAGGTGGGTAACAATGTGGGCCAGGACACCTATGCGCCAATCGTGATCAATGGCATAGACGGCAACGCCTACAATGTGCTCATGCACAAGATTGACGAAATGAAGGAGACCAGCGGCAACCGTGATGTGTCCAGCGGCGGTACAAGCAGCGGGGTAACGGCAGCCAGTGCAATCAGCGCTATGCAGGAAGCCGGGAGCAAGACTTCACGCTGGCAAATCAAGGGTACATACCGGGCATACAAGGAGATCATCTTGATGGTGATCGAGCGTATTCGGCAGTTCTACGATATGCCTCGTGTGTTCCGTATTACCGGCGCGGATGGATCTGTATCGTTTGAGACCTTCTCTAATCAGAATATGCAGGAGCGGCGTATCGAAACGCTGTTCCCGGACGATGAGTATTACCAGATGCCCAACTTCGATGTAGATGTATCGGCCAGCAAGGCCAGCCCTTACAGTAAACTGGCTCAAAATGAGCTGGCAGTGCAGATGTACAACCTGGGCGTGTTGAACCCGCAGAACGCAGATCAGGCGCTGGCACTTCTGGATATGATGGATATTAACCACAAAGACCGCATAGTGCAGCGGGTCCAGGAAAACGGTACGATGTGGAACACGATTCAGCAGATGACACAGGCACTGAACACCAGCAATGAGATCATCAAGCAGTTAACCGGTCAAGATCTGATGAGCGGTCAGGATATGACACCGGGTGCAATGAGCGGTGCGGCGGTGACAGACACGCAGTCGGTGGACACAACGCCGACCGCCAGCGACAGCTTAGGTAACACAGACAAATACCAGGACAACTCTCTTGCAACGCAGGCACGCAAGAGAGTAGCCACAAGCACCAGTCCGGAGTAATGACTACGGTACATATTGGTGCTTGCTCCGTAGAACTGAAAGGCCACGCCGATGCGCCACGCAACGAACAGGATCATGACCTGGTATGCGCTGCTATTTCTGCCCTTACCTGCACGCTGGCGGAAGTCGCGCGTAGGGCGTATGTAGCTGGAGCTCTACTGTGTGAACCACAGATCAAGATTTCTCCGGGAAATGTGTGTATTCGTTGCGTACCGATGAAAAATGAGAGCACGGTGCCGGCAGCGTTTACCTTTTTTCGGTGCGGGATGGAAATACTGGCCGAGAGCTATCCGGGGCATATCCAAATAAGCTGAAAGGGGGGGTGACATGATCGCCCCCTCTTTTGTTATTATGCGAGTAAAGGGTTCGTCCACCTGATACGGACAGAAAGGAGTTCCTATGAGAACAGACAAATTGATGCCCATGTTGCTGCAGCTTTTCGATGGTGAGGGCGGTGCAGCAGACGGCACTGGCAGTGCGCCCGCCACGCAGAACAATACGGCAGACAATACTGCGCCCGCCACGCAGGATGGTGCTCATGAGAGCACAGCGGAAGACCTTGACAAAGAGTTTAAGGCTCTGATTAAGGACAAGTACAAAAATGCGTATCAAAAGCACATCAACGCTGCAATGCAAAAGCGGTTCCGTGCTGATGAAGCCGCACAGGCACAGTATGACAGGGTGTTGCCCCTGCTTGATATGCTGGGCGAAAAGTACGGCGCAGACGCTACGGACCCGGAGGCACTCATGCAGGCCCTGGAAGACGACAACAGCTTTTACGAGCAGGAGTCAGTGGAGAAGGGTGTGCCAATCGAGTCACTGAAGCAGATGCACAAGCTGGAGCGTGAAAACGCTGCATTCCGCCAGGAAATGCAGGAACGCGAACGGCAGGACGCAGCAGCACAGCAGTACCAGCAGTGGCTGGACGAGAGCGAGGCGGTCAAGTCCTTGTATGGGGACGCATTTGACTTGGATGCAGAACTGGCAGATCCTGAGTTTGTCTCTCTGTTAAAATGCCCCGGCATCACGCTCAAGACTGCCTTTGAAGCACGCCACCTTACCGAGCTCACCGGTGGCGCAATGCAGTTTGCCGCTCAGAGTACAGCGAAAGCCGCTGCGGACACGATCCGCTCACGCGGTCATGTGCCAAAAGAGAACGCATCTTCTACCGCTCCTGCGGTCAAGACTTCTGTCAACATTGCTGCCTTGACAAGAGAGCAGCACCAACTCATCAACAAGAAAATTGCGACAGGGGAATTGAAAACGCCGGAGGATATCAAACGATTCCTTAGCGGCAAGTAAAAACCGATCCTCTGTCAGAAACGGAGGAAACATGAATAAGAAAATGAACCTGCAGCTGTTCGATGGCACCGCCAACATGGCTGCAACGACTGACACCGGCCTTGCGGCTGAAATCAAGGAATATTACATTAAGGAGCTGCTGGAGAATGCCAAGCCCAAGTTGGTGCATGGTCAGTTCGGGCAGAAAAAGCCCATTCCGCGCGGCTCCGGCAAGGTAGCAGAGTGGCGTAAGTTTTCCAGCTTGCCGCCTGCTCTTACCCCGCTTGTGGAAGGCGTAACGCCTAATGGCACCAAACGGACTGTGACCGCCATTAAGGCCACTGTGAGCCAGTATGGTGACTACATTAAGCACACCGATATGCTGCAGACTGCCGCGTTCGATAATGTGATCGTGGAGGACTGCAAAGAGCAGGGCAACCAGGCGGGCAACACCATTGACCTGGTGACACGAAACGCAATGCAGGCAACCACCAGCGTGGCTTATGCCGGCGGCAAGACTTCTCGTGATACACTGACTGCGGCTGACAAACTGACCGTGGCTGATGTAAAGAAGATGGTCAACGAGCTGAAGCGTCGGGATATTACCCCCATTGATGGCTACTATGTCTGCATTATCCACCCTGATGTGGAGACGGATATTATGCTGTCCAGCGAGTGGGAGGAAATGCACAAGTATGCGGATACCACCGCTCTGTTCGAGGGCGAGATCGGTAAGATTGGCAAGTGCCGTTTTGTCGATTCTTCCAACGCTAAGATTTACAAGCAGACTTCCGGCTCCAAGCTGGCTGTGTACGGCACGCTGTTCCTGGGTGCCAATGCTTACGGCGTTACCGAGCTGGATGGCCTGGGTCTGGACTATATCGTTAAGCCGCTGGGCTATGGCGATGATCCGCTGAACCAGCGTAGCTCCACCGGCTGGAAGGCTACGCACGGTGCAAAGATTCTGAACGAGTATGCCATCATTCGTTTTGAGAGCTGTAGCTACCGCAGTGCAGACACCAGCACCACGGAAAACTGATTGGAGGACTATTAAGAATGGCTGAGAAGAAAGAAACGGCTGAGAAGAAAGAAACTGCACCTAAGTGGAAAATGGTGCCTGTGCTTATTCCGCTGGACCCGATGAACAACGAGAGCCACATGTTTGCTTCTGTGGCGGGCGTTGGTTCATATCAGATCGAACGTGGTATCCCGGTAGAAGTGCCGGAGCCGATTGCAGAGGTAGTCAACCGCAGACTTCAGATGGATGCAGAGAACGCCAAGCTCATTCAAAAGCTGGCTGCACAGGCAGCCGGTATGTAACCGACAAAGGGCGGACGGAATATTCCGTCTGCCCTTTTTACTATGAGGAGGGAACAACAATATGACGATTGCGGAAGCAGTCAACCAGGCGGACAAGCTGTGCCCCAACACGACCTTTTCGATGAACGAAAAAATCGCCTGGCTGAATAGACTGGATAAACAAATCAAATTGGAAATTATGGACGCCAGAGAGGGCGCACCTGCCTTTGCCGGGTACACGGAGAAAACGCCGAATACCCAGAAACTGCTTGTGCCGTCCCCTTATGACGAACTTTACATACATTACTTGCAGTCCCAAATGCTGCTGTACACCGGTGACTTCAACCGATACAGCGCTGTAAATTCTGTATTCAATACAATGCTGGCCTCATTCCGTAACCAGTACAACCGCACGCACGCGGCCAAGAATGTGCCGCTGCGCTTTTAGGAGGTGCGTTTATGCAAAGACCAGTGCTTAGCAATGTGAGTAACAACCGAGAGATGATCTCCACATTCCTGGGCTATAATCACCGAGTTGTGCAGCAGGCTGGAGAATTCTTTAATACCGAGAATATCACATTGGACGATTACCCTATGCTGTCCAACCGCGCGCCGATGAACCGGTACAAATATCCTGAAGTAGATAAAGAGACCGAGTACGAGTGGTTCTCATTACAGAATGGTACAGTAGTACCTAATAGAATTGCAATCGCAAGTGATGAATATTCTTTTACGATTTTAGACACCTATAACGGCATAACGTTGCCAGCTGGCAGGACTGTACTTTCTCTTGACCGTCGCATAACATTTGAATTTCATGTAAGGTTCATAAGTGCTATAGCGGATAAGGTTACAATATCGGCTGGTCCGGGTCATCCTACTTCGTATTTGCAGTGTGAACTTGGAAGTCTGATATTTTATGTGAAGTCCGCTAACGATGGGAAAGTGTTGGCTACTTTTTATGATAGGGACTTTGACTCTGTTCGTGAAGGCTATGTTGAGAAGTTTGTTCCTACGAAAGATGAACTTGTTGTGGTGATGGAATATTATTGCAACGAAGGTCGGGAGTATAGAGAACAAAAAGCAACAGAGGAAGAGCAGAAAATCGCAGATGATGAATTGAAAAAGAAAATGCTGGATGAATATCAGGATGATATAAATCATCTTCTTCAACAAGATATAACAGATATCATGACCATTAAAAATGCTGTTCAACGAAACAATTCTGGGTGCATGATAAAAAATGGGCGCATAACATCGGTACTGGGGGATGTTTTGTATTACGCCGGAAAGCGATACGTCCTTGATCTACGTACGCAGAATCTTGCGACCGTGTATGGCAAATTACAAATGCTGAACTTTGGTACGAAAATCCTAATCTTCCCATACGGATTGTATTTTGACACGGAAGAACCGGACAAGGGTGTGCTGCCGCTGGCCTTCGACAAGACGACTGACACTTATTTCGGCTGCGATATGTGCAGTGCGGACGGTGCTCCGTACACGCGGTTGATATATAGTGCTGCAAAACCTGCCGGTGCTGCTATAGGTACTTATGTTGTGCGGTCAAACGGTGACCTAATGGCCGTGCGAGGCAATGGCGAGTTCAATACGGTTGCGGCTGCCAGCGCGTGGAAGCGGCAGGATAAAGACCCTGGCACAAAAGGCAATGACTATTGGCTGGATACCACCGGGACAACAGGTAGCGGACTTAAAAAATTTAGTCAGGGTACGCTATACAAAAATGAAGATGGTGCTTGGGTGGCAGTCGATAATGTGCTGTTTTCAAATACTTGGTTCTACGCATACTGGGTAGATACCACTAACGATGATGCACCTGTGTTCAAGGCTTATTCTGCCACAGCAGACGATTGGATCGCGGTTCCGGTGACCTATGTGCTTGTGGACACGACAGATATCAAAGACGATATACTTGCTTCCGTTAAGGCAGGTGATACGGTCAAGTTCTCGGTGTCTGCAGGCAAGAGTGTGTTCGTTACCGAATGGGCGAATGTACATTCTGTAGCCGATGACGGCAGCCGGCTGATTGTTAAGGGCCTTCGGCGTGCTATTGATTCCACATATCACTGCCCAAACAGAATAGAAAAAGTGCTTCCGGAATTTGACTTTGTCACTGTATCCCAAAACCGCGTGTGGGGCTGCAAGTACGGCAAAGATTCCGCAGGTAAGCATATTAACCAAATCTACGCCAGCAAGCTGGGTGATCCGACCAACTGGTATTGCTTTGAGAATACGGCATCGGATTCCTACGCATTGTCCCTGGGTGATGATGAGCCGTTTACCGGCGCGGTGTCCTTAAACGATATGCCGTACTTCTTCAAACAAAATAAGATTTATGGCATCTACGGCGGCTATCCGGCGGCATACCAACGCATTGCCATTGAAGATCGCGGCGTTGAAAATGACTGCTCCGGTTCATTGGCGGTGCTGAATGGAGCAGTATTCTATAAGTCGCTGGACGGCGTGTGTGTATTTGATGGCAGCACGGTGACCAACATTTCCGCTGCCCTGGGTAACACACGATACACAGAAGCCAACGCCGGAAGTTCCCTTGGCAAGTATTATATCTCTATGAAGAACGAGACGGACGGCGGCTACGAGACCTTTGTCTATGACCTGAATACCAGCCTGTGGGTGCGTCTGAACGGAATGCGGTATCTGCACTTTATCACGGATTACACCGGGTCGGTCTATGCAATGGACCCGAACTGTATTTTCCATGAACTTGGCCGACATAACGAGACGGCTTTGTCTGGACTGAAACTGTACCAAACGGAAGACAAGGTGGAATGGTACGCGGAGACCGGTGCCATAGACTTTTCGTACCCGGATAAGAAGATCGTCAGCCGCATTAACCTGCGGGCTAAGATCGCGCTGGGCGCTGTGCTCAAAGCGCTTATCCAGTACGACAGCAGCGGGCAGTGGATCCAAATGGGTGTGTTGACCGGTAATGGTACACCGAAGACGGAAGTATTGAATATCGTTCCGCAAGCCTGTGATCACTATGCGCTGCGGCTGGAAGGCTGCGGAGATGTTCGGGTGATCAGTATTGCAAACACAATGACTTTAGGGAGTGACTTATGACTTTTAACATTGGTAAGCCGTCTGACGGCGTAACGGATAGTCAGCGGATACAGCGTCTGTATCTGTACCTGAACCAGATGGCAGATAAGTTGAATTATGCGCTGAACAACATGGACGAACAGAATCTGACGCGGACTTTTTTGGCGTCATTAACCAATGGCGGAGACGGTGATCAGCGGAGTACAAAAGGCCTGAAAACGGAGCAGGTGGACGAGATGATCCGGGACGGTCGGTCATCCGCTCTACTGTTCAGCGGGAGTACCGCAAAGGCTGGCGATACGATCACTCTGAATGACAGCGTGGACAACTACCGCTTTCTGCTTATCCGCTTTAGCAATAGCTGGATGCACGCCCTGTGCCCTATTCTGGACGGAGACCGTAGCTGCACTGCCGTTCGCGGATCGCATACGAACATTAGCGCAACAAACAGCTTTACTGTGTGGTCCGTGGACGGCGACTACGCAGGAAATAAGGTAACGATCGACAACTGCTATTCTGCCAATGTGAAAAGCGGCAGCGTGACGATCACAGCACGAACAATATCGTATATATGGGGGATCAGATAAATGGCAAAGAGCAAACCAAAGAAAAGCAAGCCCAAACAGACGGCTGCGCAAAAGAACCTGAGCAGCTGGACAAAAACAGTCAATAAGTATAGCGGCGGATGGACCAATTCCAAGGACTATAAAGCACTGATGAAGTCCAAGGAAAAGAAGGACATGGACGCCAGTGTCAAAGGCTACAATTCTCTGTTAAACGGCGGCTATGGCGGGTATGCCAAGGCAAACGGCTTGACGGACTATACCGCCCGGCTGCAAAATATGTTGGGTGGCATCTTAAAGTCAAAGTTTTCTTATGACGCAGACAATGACGCTGCATACCAGGCCTATAAGGCACAGTACCAGGCGCAGGGCCGTAATGATATGCTGGACACTATGGGCCAGATGGCGTCAGCAACAGGTGGCTATGCATCCTCTGCGGCGACTACGGCTGGTAATGCTGCCAACCAGGCACAGTTAAACAATCTGTCTAATATACAGTCGCAGCTTTTATCCCTGGCATATCAAAAGTATGACCAACAGCAGCAAGGTAAGCAGAACGCCTATGACCTTCTTGATAGTGTGAATCAGCAGCAGTATGGGCGGTATCAGGACGCTGTGGGCAACGCCTATAACAAGATGGATTACAACACGAATCGCTTCAATACTTCCTATTCCAACGGTTACACGAAATGGAACGATGATCGCAGCTTTGCCTCCGGTCAACAGCAGTATTACGGCAACCTGAACGAGAGCCAACAGGCACGCAAACAGGAAAGGGCTATTGCCGATCGGAATAACAAACTTCAACGAAAAATTCTTAACAAGAAGTAAGGAGGGATTGGATGAGTTACAGTTCTAAGGCCAGAAAAGCGCTTGGCAAAGTGAAACAGTCTGCGGCAACCAAAAATGCACAGAAAAACAGGAACGACTATGACAAAAAACTCAGCGCAGTTGGCCCTTACCGTAACGGCACATTCGCTAAGATGGTAGAGGGTGCGGTGGATGATATTCTCAATCGCCGTGCCCAGTCTTCCAATTTCGGCAACGCTGATGTGTTCGGCGATTACGCCAGAGATTATGCGGCGCTTTCTAAGCTGGCAGCAGCGGACACGCAGACTAACGCAGAAGAGAATATGGCCGGTGGCTATGACACGGACTACACCGTTCCTGCTGCCCAGCAGAGCTATATGAACGGATTGGCCGGTCAGAATGAGGACTTGCTGTCTAAACTGTCTACGGCAAACCAAATTCACTCCGGGGAAATGGAGAATAAAGCCGCCGGTGGGCAGCGAGCCAACGAGGCCGGCGCGTTCGACTATCAAAAGTACCAGGACAAGGTGGAAGCTTTACAGAATGCACGCTCTCTGTGGGACGCAGCGGTGGAAAAGACCGGTGCGGTAGATAGCCAGGCATACAGTGATAACCTGTCCTTTCTTAGCGATATGGCTAAATACGAGGGCAACTTGGGTGAGAGCAAGGCGGACAGAGCGCTCTCCAAGTGGAAGGCTGATCAGGATTACCAGCTGGATGTACTGCAGTGGAAAAGGCAGCAGGAGGAAGCTGCCAAGGCTGCAAAAGCTGCCAAGGCCGCACGCTCTTCTCGCTCTTCCAGATCCAGTGGACGCGGTGGCTACGGTACTGGTTTTGGAAACAGCAATCCTGTTTATGCATCTTCTGATGAGAAGTCGTCATGGGAGAAAAAGTTTGACAATTCAAGATACGAAAATCGAGGCGAACGATGGACGGAAAAACAAATGGACGGCTTTGTTAAAACTATTGGCATGAATCGTACAAAACAGGGTAAAGCGGAAGCGATCGAGGATGCATATTTTGAGGGTCATATATCTAAATCTCAATACAATACATTGTGTCGAAATTATGGGATAACGCCTAAGAAGAAATAGTACGAAGGAGAGTTTCAAATGGGATATTGGGCAGATTTGCAGAAATCTGTAAAGGAAAAAGACAAGCGAGAGGGTGTACGCCGTTCTGATTATATCAATCACGATGTTGTGCAGGGCGCTGCGGTTTTAGACGCCATGGAGAGCGATCAGGCTAAAAATGCCAGCTGGAGAGCTTCGACATCAGCATTACAGGCAGTTGATACTTTTGATGCCACTCCGAATGCAGTGGAAAATCTTGACCAACTGCGTGAAGAGCGCAGGTCCTATGCACGGCAGTATGGTGGTCAAACACGCAACACCATAGACAAGCTGATTGGTATCGCATTGGAGCGGACGGATAGCGAGCGCGCTGCAAAAATGCAAGAAGAAGCCGATCGGCACATGGCTGCGCTGGATGAATATGATAAAAAGATCCAAAAGATGGAGGAATACGAGCGGCGACAAAAAATCGTCGACAAATATTCGGATATTCCTAATCAAAAAGATTATGCTGCTAAGTCAAAGCAGATCGACAAGTCCAATCAGGACGATGTATATCGCAAGGTGAACGGATTGTCTGAGTCCATTGCCAGCGTTGCCAGTAATATAGGCACGGACAATGTGGCGATGTGGAATAACCGCATGACCAAAACGATGGACGATGAGAAATATCGCCAAATGACTGATGTGCAGCGGGGCACATACAATTATCTGTATAATACACAGGGCGCAGACGCTGCAAATGAATATATATCAGCAATTAACAAGGATTTGCAGCAAAGAGCAACCGACGCAGCTGTAGAGTCGCAAAGGGAAATGGTTAAAGACGGTGCTGTTGGTGCCACCGTGGCAAATATCGCTTCTGTTGGTGAAAATCTAATGAGTGCACCGGGTTTTATCACCAGCGCAGCGGCTAAAGCAACCGGCCATTCCGTAGATGATACATACGATGTTTTCAATCTGTCCGGAAAGATGGCTAACGCTACTCGCGAAACGACCGCAGAAGAAATTGCGAATCAGGACTATTGGAAAGATAAAAATACCATTTTGGGAAACACCGGTTCTTGGATCTACAATGCAGGAATGTCTATGGCTGATTCTGTCGCTGCTATGCTGGTCGGTAAGAGTCTCGGCGTGGGCTTAGCAGGGGGTGAAACGAGTGGCGCGACACTTGAAAAGGTAAAGAATATTACTTCAAACGCCACCTCACTGATTATGTCATCAGAAGCGGCCACGCAGACAGTTACAGATATGAAAGAGCAGGGCTTTTCTGACGATCGTGCGCTGGGCGTAGGTGCACTGTATGGTGCAGTTGAGTATATCTCAGAAAAACTTGGTTTGGATGCGATTCTCGGTGCCGGCGGCAATGTGTTTGCCCGCCTTGCAAAGAGTTTTGCGTCAGAGGGTTCAGAAGAGGTAGCCAGTAATATCCTTGATCGCATTGTCGATACGCTGGCAAACGGCAACCAAAGCAAAATGATGGATGCCTTCGATAAATGCCGTGCTCAGGGATTGAGCAATTCCCAGGCGCTTGCCAAAGTCGTGTCTATGGCGGGACAAGAAGATTTATCGGCTTTCTTAGCCGGTGGCCTGTCCGGTATGGCGATGAGCGGCGCAAACGAAGCAATCATGTCCGGAGAACGGCATTTGCAGCAGGATAGCTATGGCAAGAATGTACGCAGTAACGGAAATGCAAAAAAGTTGATTGACGCCGGGTTGACAGCGGATGAGAATTCCAAACTGTATCGTATTGCCGCCGAGCTGGCTGATGCAGAGAAAAACGGCAAAACTATATCCAAGCGGCAGCTGGGAAAGCTGGCTATGGAAATGCAGACCAGCGATGATGCTGCGACTACGCAGGCTCAAAAGACCGTGCTGGAGGACGCTGTGCGCCAACGGCTGCAAGACAGCGGCGTTAAGAATGTGGACAAGGCCGCCAGCCGTTTTGCGAGCAGCTATTTTGACGGCGAAGGGAAGATTAAAGGGGACAAGACCACAAAGGCCCTGTACGCCGAGCTGCAGGACAATAGCACTGACTGGGCACAATCCACTACCCGCAGTATGGCCTATGAAATGTTGCGTGGCGGTTCTTCTGCTGCATATATGAATGAACTGCTTGTAAACCCAAAGGCAAAAGGGTATAATGAGTTCAAGGACACCTACAACGGCATTCAGAAAGCTAAGATTGAAGAACTGAACCAAGAAGCCAAAGCGCAAAATGCAGATGTGGCCACCCAGGTGGAACAGACTGCGCAGCAAGCTCCGGTTCCACAGGATTTGCAGCGGGCAGAGCCTGTGCCGGAGAGCCAAGTGAAAGGCGTCCTTAAGGTCCAGGACGGCCATACCGTGGTCGAGCTGCAAGACGGTACGAAGACCACCACGGATTATTTGCAGTTCAACAACCCCAACACCAAGGCGGTTTACAAGAGCGCTGCCAAGTTTGGCTCCCTGGGCGCTTATGCGCTGGTCAATAATTACGACAGCAAGGTCAACCCTTATTCCTATCTGCACGCGGCGGAGAGCTTTTACAACGCCGGTGCGTCAGGCAAGATTACATTTGACCAGGCAGCCAATACACTGTCTGCACCGATTGAAATGGGAATTATGGACCGTGGCGCTGCCAATGAGTTGTTCCTGAGCGGTCAGGAGCAGTCTAAGGAGATCGGCACCACCAAGACCGCCGTTACCAAAGCAAATAAGAACCAGGGCGGCGTTGTAACGCTGACCGGAGAAGCTACGGTTACCCCGCAGGAAAAGGAAGTCCTGGATCGTGTGGCGGCCAAGACCAAGCTGGATATTGTGCTGGACGGCAGCCTGGAAAGCAATGATAACGGCTATATTGATCCTGCCAATGGCAAGGTGGTGCTGAACCCGGACAGTGGGCATATCTACGCCACACTTATGCACGAGCTGGGCGAGTACACCCACGCCTACAACACGGCGGAAATGATGGACGCCTGCCGGCCGATTGTGGAGTATATGCTGGCAACCGGCGATTATGCGCACGATGACAAGATTGATCTGCTGCAGAAATATGTAGATGGGTACAGCGAGAACGGCAAGCAGTATTCTATTGAAGATGCCGTCAGCGAGATGATCTTTGACTTCATCAGTGGTGAAGCCAGCACGCAGGAGGGCGGCGAGAAGTTCGCCAAGTGGCTGGCGGAAGATACCGACCTGACCCAAAAAGAAAAGAAGTCCGTTGTGGAAAAGATCAAGGACTTCTTTACAAAGCTACTGGACGCTGTGCGCAGCGTAATTGAGGGACAGGGCACGCTGAATACCACTGCACGAGCCGGTCAAAAGGCGGCGCAGCAGGTGCCGGTGCTGGATAACTTCTTTAACGCACTGGACAATGCCATTGACAACCGCCAAAGAATGTTAGAAGGTAAGCATGGCGGTGAAGCAGAAAATAGTCAGTCCGAAATTCGCCATTCTATTGAAATTACAGAAGACGGCGAACCGTGTGTCGTTATTGATAATGATGTACTGGCTGGCGTGTCCAAGTCGCGGTGGGCGACAAAAATCAAAAATATTTTGTCTGAATATAAATCAGGTGTAGATTTGTGGGGTGGCGTAGTCAAAGTAAATGCCATTAGCAAAAATGAGTTTTTGAATTCAAAATACTCTCAGTACCTTAAAGCAAAGGAAAAGACAGCCTACAAAGATAAACTGCTATCCGCACAGAATTTGGATGAGATCCTGAAATCCGGCAAAAACAAAAAGATTGAAGACTTGAAGCACAGCCGAAATGATAGCTTCAAGCAGTTTGCACATTCTGATGTGCTCCTTAAGGTTGGTGAAAACGGATATACCGCTGATGTGATTATTGGCATAACCACACAGAACGCGATGGTGTTCTATGATATCGTGGATATGCGGAAGGCAGATGTGAAAATAAAAAACGCAACCCCTCAAGGCTATGCAAATAGCAGGAAGCCTTTTAAGCAAGGGATTGCGTCTGACAACAAGGTAACACAAAATGGACCTGATGTCAATACTCATTCTATGCAGAATGGGCAAAAAAATGCACAGAATGGCAAAAATGACAGCCGCCATTCCCTGGAAGTGGACAGTCAAGGCAACGAACTGACGGAGGCGCAGCAGCGGCGGTATAAGCATGTGGCGCCGGAGCTGCGGGACGAGGACGGTAAGATCAAACCGTTCTACCACGGTACTTCCAGAGCGGACCGGGTAGGTTATGTGTTTGATCCCAAGCGGGCAACCCCCGGGCCGATGGCGTATTTTACGGACGATCCGGATATTGCCACAAATTACAGCAGGGATAAAGCAGATACTTCTCTCGCCTACGATAGTGATTATGACAGCTACGAGACCCAGTTTCAGGTGAACGGCAAGCCGGTTACAGAATACTGGAACACCTTGACCGCAGCTGAAAAGAAAGCAATGACCGAGAAGATCAAGCAGGTTACATTGGACGACAACGATAACATTGTCTTGAAGCCCGGCAATCGAATAGGCATTGGTAGCTTCAGCGACTACGAATTGCACCGTGCCAAGGGCAATGCGCTGTCCGTACTGGTAGATATGTGGCTTGGTGATGGAAATCTTTGGAACGAAGAAAGCCGTTTCTTGGATGTGCTAAAAGCGGTGGGTATTGATCAGGCCCAGTACAACGACCCGGACTACCGGGAAGAAAAGGTATATCAGGCTTATCTGAATATTACAAATCCGTACAACACCGGCAAGCTGGATCAGTCCTTTATTGATGATTTGCAGTCGTATGTGGACGATGCAGACATGAGCCGGTACGACACAGACAATGCCCAGGCGGATATGTGGGATAAGAACGGCATTCCTATTGAGGATTGGCTGGAGCGGTTGCAGGACGATTTGGATAACGGCACAACCCATGCTTGGACCACGGTGCCGGATGTAGTCACGGACTTCTTGAAGGACAGCGGCTATGACGGCATTGTAGATCAGGGCGGCAAAAACGGCGGCGATCAGCACACCGTTGCGATTCCGTTCTACTCCAATCAGATCAAAGAGGTTACCAATGGTAATCCTACCGACAGTCCGGATATTCGGTACTCAAAGCGGGTTGGGTTTGATAACGCTCTGACGCCTGCCGAATGGAAAAAGTACAACAGTCTTGTTTCAACTGACAATCACTCGGGGCTCAGGATATCCGATAATGCGTTCCTTGTTGAAGGCGAAAAAGGCAAGAACAATTACAAACTTGTGTTTTTTGACAATTCTTTTGATGATAAGCCAATAACGGCAGTGTATGGAATTGGTGACAGTGGTTTCCACTTTGATAAGACTCAATTCGATGCCAAGAAAGTAGCAGAAGTAATCAATAAGGTGGAGGAAAAAAGTTATGATGACAAGAAAGTCGTTAGGGGAATACTGCGACATCTTAGTGAAAGCTATGGACTTGTACTCACCAAATACGGTGATCGCAATACAAGAGGCTTTACACTCAGACCAGGAAGTAACGAAAATGTTAAGACTGGTGGAGAAGAATTTGCCGGAAGACGAATTGCTGGACAAGATACACGAGCTGCAGGAGAACTGACGGAGAGCCGTAAGTCCAAGAGCATTGACGACACCGGGCGCACTTCTCTGTTGCGGGATGACAAGCGGCTGGACGAGATGAACATTACCCTGCGCCAGGTGTTTGACAGTCAGGAATTGGAGACCGGGCACCATACTTCTCAAACCCAGGTGCAGCGTGTGGCTCGGCAGCTGAAAAAGTCCACCGGCAGCAAGATGGATACACCCCGCCTGATGGTGCAGCTGAAAGGGCTGTTTGACTACATTGGCAACAACGATGATGTGACCTTTTCGTCTGTCATGGACCAGGCAAAAGAAATTGCCCATGAGTTGCTGGATAGCACCCCGGAACACACGATGCGTGACGAGTACGCCCAGGAGGTTTTGGACACGCTGCGGGGTATGGCAATCACGTTGTCCGATGAGCAAAAGGCAGAGACGGCTTACCACCATGATCGGTACGGCAACTACCGCAAACGACTGTTCGGTGCGGTCAATCTGGCTAAGAATGGACAGTCTTTGGATAGCGCTTGGCAGGAGCTGGCTGAACTGTACCCGGGCACTTTTGATGCTGAGGAGAACAGCCAGAACATGCCGGAGCGATTGCTGGAGATCGTGGAGGAGTTGAAAGACTCTTATTATTCCTATGACGGTATGGACATGGACGATGCTGCCACTACCGTGGCCTATGATATTTTTGATGCGTACATGGACACTCCGGAGTACAAGACCTATGCCCAGCGACAGAACGATCGCTTTACTGCGATGCAGAACAAATACCGCAAGCGGCTACAGTCCGTTAAGGATGATTACCGCCAGCGGTATGAAGAGAAGCTGAAGGCGGTACAATCCAAGAGTCGGCAGGACAAAGCAGATATGCGCACCCAGTACGCCGATCAGCTGAAAGCCCAGCGGCAGCTATACGCAGAACGGCGGCACCGCGATGTGGAAAAGCGGCGCAAGACGGTGCAGAAGAACAAAATCAAGAAGCAGATACTGGACTTGATGAGCCTGGCGGCAAACGGTGGCAAAGAGCGCCGGGTGCCCAATGGACTTCTGGACAGCGTGAAAGAGCTGGGTCGGGCTGTGGTTCTGGACGGCAAGGCCGGGGAGAGGCTGGACAGCTACCTGAATAAGGTTAGAGACGGCTTCGACAAAATAGAAGGCAATGATAGCCAAAAGACCGAGTATGCCACTCTGGTGGAGGACTACAACAATCTGTTTAAGGGACAAATCCTCCAGTTAAAGGAGAGCATTGGCGACAAGTCCATTAACGACATGACCGCTGATGAGCTGGAACAAACCTATCAGCTGATCCGGTCGGTCAAGAAGGCTGTTACCAACAGCAACCGCCTGTTCAAGGCGGAGAAGACCGCTACGGTGGAGAGCCAGGGCCAGCAGATCATTCATGAACTGAAGGGCAGCAAAAAAGATCCCAATGGTAAGAAGACCAACGAGTGTATTGAGTTTATGAAAGGCTTTGGCTACAACACCCTAAAACCGGAGTATTTCTTTGCAATGCAGGGCTCGCCTACGCTGCGTAAATATTTCCATAATTTGCGCATCGGTCAGGATACCTGGGCCAGAGATTGCTATGATGCGCGGCAGTATTCTCAGCGCATGAAAGAGAAGTACCACGCCTACAACTGGAACCAAAGAAGGACCTTTACCTTGGAGACCCAGTACGGCGAAAAGCTGAAATTCAATTTACAGCAGCTGCTCTATTTGTATGCGCTCAGTCGGCGCGAACCGGCAATGCAGCACTTGACCCAGGGCGGTATGGTGTTTGACAAGGTATCTACCCGCTCCAAGCGTGGCAAGCGCATTGTGGAGCTGACGGACAACACGGCGCACCCGCTGACCGTGGAAGACATTGCCAAGGCCACGGATATGCTCACCAAGGAGCAAAAAGCCTACGCCCAGGATATGCAGCGCTATTTGGCGGATACAATGGGCGATAAGGGCAACGAGGTATCTCGTGTGATGTACGATATGGACCTGTTTACGGACAGCGGCTATATCCCCATGCGTTCCGCCGGTGATTATGTGCAGTATATTCAGGATAAGGCCAACGGTGACGCCAAGATCAAGAACAGCGGCTTTACCAATCAGCTGAATGTACACGCCAACAATGCCCTGGTCATTTCGTCTTTTGACGATGTGTGGGCCAATCATGTAAATGATATGGCATTGTATCATGCGTTCACGCTGCCGCTGGAGGACTTCCAGCGGGTGTACAACTACCACACCCAGGTGGGCGAAAACGGTACGGTATCGCAGGCGGTGCGTGGCTATATGGACACGGAGTCCAAACGGTATATTGAGCAATTCATCCGAGACCTGAACGGCGGTGTGCGACCGGACAATGGCTCACGGTATGTGAACAAGGGTATCAGTCTGTTCAAGAAGGGCGCCGTGTTTGCGTCTGCTTCTGTGGCTATCCAGCAGCCGTCTGCGATCGCCAGAGCGATGGCGGTTATTCCGGCGAAGCATTTTGTGGCCACGACTGTTAGCAAGCGGGATTATGCGCAGCTGAAAAAGTATGCCCCGGTGGCTATTGTCAAGGAGATGGGCTACTTTGACACCGGCATGGGCAAGACGGCCACGGACTGGATCAACGAAGACAAGCCGCGTGGATTTGGCCAAAAGTTTAGAGCGCTGTTTACGGATAGCGACTACCGGGACAGCGTGCTATCTGCGCTGCCGGAAAAGGCGGACGAACTGACCTGGGCACATATCTGGAATGCCTGCGTACACGAGGCCAAAACAGATTTTCACCTGACCGGTGAGGCTGCATACCAGAAGGCCGGGGAACGGTTCTCTGAAGTAGTAGACCGCACCCAAGTGTATGACTCTGTATTCTCCCGATCGGGTATGATGCGTTCGTCTGATAACGCTATGAAGATGGCAACGGCCTTCATGGCTGAGCCTACCACTTCTCTGAACATGCTGGCGGACGCTGTGTACCAGGTGAAGAACGGAAATGCCCCAAAGTCCTATGGCGCAAGGGTTGTTGGATCGCTTGTGGCAGCTGCGGCGCTCAACGCTATTCTTCAGTCTATCGTTACCGCAGCACGAGACGATGATGACGACAAGACTTACCTGGAAGTGTACCTCGGTCAGCTGCTGCCGAATATGTGGAGCAACTTGAACCCGGCAGGACAAATTCCGATGCTGAAAGATGTAATCTCTATTTTTCAGGGCTACGATGTGAGCCGGGCAGATATGAACCTGTTTGCGGATTTGTATGACGCTGTACAGGCTATGGATAGTGATACCATCAGCACTGCCCAGAAGATCAACCGCTTGGCCGGCGCCTTGTCCGCCTTTGTCGGTCTGCCATACAAGAATGTGGCCCGGGATGTGCAATCTGTATTCAATGTGATCCACAAGGCCACCTTAGATATGCACACCGGCGCAACCGGCACCAAGGAAGTGTTTAATGACGAGATGAAGGGCCAGCTGCTCATTGATGATCTGCTGGAGAAGTTCGGCATTGAGATGTTCCCGGATACAGATAAGTCCGCAAAGCTCTATAAGGCTGTATCTACCGGCGATCAGGAGACCGTTGATCGTATGCAGAGAGAGGCCGGAGACGATGAGACCTTTAACCGTATGCTGGTGGCTGCGGTCAAGGCCAATGATCAGAATGCCGGCAAGGCTGCGCAGGCTCATTTGGAGGGTGACTATGACGGCTTTGATGCTCGGCTGCAAGACATTATCAAGCTGGGCTTTAGTGACGAGATCGCTGTTAAGGCAGTAGATGGTATTGAGTCCGCCGCCAAGGCATTGGTCACGGCCAAGGAGAATGATGACGGCACAGAAGAGTATAAGGCGGAGTACAAGGAAAAGTTCGACCAAGTGGTAGCCGCCGGCTTTGATGCCAAGGCGCTGGAGAAGTATGTGAGCGATCATGTAGACACCAGCAATGAGCCTAAGGGCAATTTGAAGTCACGCTATGATTACAGCGATGTGGCGCTGGCAATCAGTAAGAAGGACAACTCTGGCACCAAGCGTATGCGCCAAGACCTGATAGACACGGCTGTCAAGAACGGCTATACCAAGGACAAGGCCGAGGATATGGTGGACAAGGCCATACGCCGAGAATTCGCCAAGTCGGACGAACGGCTGCTGCGTGCTGCGGAAGCCTATAAGGTTGGCGCGTTTGATACATACGAGGCGAATGTGCGGGCCATTGCTTCGGATGACTACTTCACGATGGATGAAGTGGCAACGATGGCTAAGGGCCATACCAACAAGACCGGCATACCGTACAGCAGCTCCGATGTGGTCAAGGCTATGGATACCAGTTCCGGCAAAGTGAAAAGCATTATCTCACAGCTTGAGAAAGCCGGAAAAGCGGGCAAAGACGGTGCTTATATTAAGAGCCGCATTACCGCTGCGTACAAGGATAAGTACATTAAGGGCGATGAAACCACCCGCCGAAATATTCGACAGAAGATGTACAACACCGGACTGTACACGGCAGACGAGATCTATAAGCGAACGAATGCCTGGCTGAAAAGCAAATAACCCGCAATCGGGGGGGTGACGAAAGTCACCCCCCTTTTGCTATACTCAATGAGAGGTGAGAACATGAACAAAGTACAGATGTATATATCTCTTGATGTGTGCAGACCCGGTTTGCAGGAAACGGTATATGTGACCGGCGGAGATCAGGCGTCAAGAGAGCTGTGCATTTCGCTGAATGTGGGCGGCGTTCCGCTTGATATGCAATCCGGCGAGGTAACAGCTGCTTATTACTCGATGATCAATAATACTTCAGTGTTAGGTGAGTGTCGGCTGGAAGGCGGGCGTATCATTCACGAACTGACGGCTACTGAGTGTGCCAACACACATACTGCCAATATCCGTGTACAGGATGCAGATGGTGCGGTACTGTATTCTCCGCAGTTGCAAGTGGTGTCCAGCGCACCTATTTACAGTGATAGAGCCCTATCACAGAGTGATGAACTGTCCGCTCTGACCAAGGCCCTGGCAGATACAATGAAGAGCCAGATCGCAGGCATCACAGAGAGTGCGGCTAACGGTGTACACACCTATACGGTCACATTCGGTGATAACAGCACCAGGACTTTCACTGTGCAAGATGGAGCAGCCGGGCCGCAGGGCATTCCTGGCACGGACGGCAAAGACGGAGCGCCAGGCGCAGATGGTGCGCCCGGTAAAGATGGTACGGACGGTCGCGGTATCAATACCGCGTGGGTGAATGACAATGGAGAGCTGCAACTGGAGTATTCTGACGGCGAAGAGGATAACTTGGGTAATGTTAAGGGACCGCGTGGTGCAAAGGGCGTAAAGGGCGACACCGGTGCACAAGGACCTGCCGGTGCGGATGGCATTGGTATCACCGATGCACAAATCACAGAAGCCGGAGAGCTACAGATCACTTACACAGACGGTACGACTGTACTTCTGGGTGAGGTCGTAGGCCCCAAGGGCGATACAGGTGCCGCAGGCAAAGACGGCGTGAACGGTAATGATGGTGCCAAAGGCGACAAGGGAGATAAGGGGGATCCCGGTGAACCCGGCGCATCTGGTGTTGAAACCTGGGAGATCGTGTTCACAAAAACATTCGATGAAGACACCACGGCCAACCAGCAGTGGGACCTTGCCAATCCCTGCCGCAAGATCAGACTGCGCATGGCGGTGGCGGGCAGTGCTTCTAATTCAGCGGCCGGTGATACCACTGTGTATCTGAATTCCTACACCTCCAAGTGCTTCCTGCCGAATGTGTTCCGGTATGAGACGGACGCGGCGAAAGGCTCTCTTGCGGTGGCGGAAGTTGATATCACCGGCAACATGGTGCGCGTGCAAACGAATAAGACGAACATATCCAGTAACTTCAACGCGACCAATGTCCTGGCAGGGAACGCAATATGGAACGCAAGCGGGATCACCTTCAACATTATGAGAGATGTGGAAAACCATGGTGCGATCAAAGCCCTGTCGTTTCCAACGAACGGCAAGACGATTGGCAGCGGCACACAAGTTGAAATACTGGGGGTGGCAAAATGAGCATTGAAACAGAAAGCCGCATTGCGTTTTTAAAGTCCGAGTTGGCGGAGACGGATTACCTCTGTCTGAAGTACACGGACGGCGCTTTGTCTGAGGATGAATATGCGCCGATCCGCAAGCAGCGGGCAGCATACCGGGCAGAGATCAACGCCCTGCAAGGGGGTGAGACCGATGTATAGCGCATTCGTCACGGCCGCCCTGACCGCTGCCGTGTCAACGGTGGTGGGCAGCGCCGTGTCCGCTGTGATTGCTTCATTGATTGCAAGAAAAAAGAGCAAAAAAGCAATTGACGAAGTCACCACAGCCCGGTACATAGCCATCGAAAACGGCTTGCAGTCCATTTTGCGCGCCGAGATCATACGGCAGCACGACAAGCACACAGAGCGGGGCTACTGCCCCCTGTACGCCAAGGAAGCCATGGTCAAGGTGTATGACGCATACCACGCCCTGGGCGGCAATGGTATGATGACCAGATTTTATAATGAGATTATTGCGCTCCCGGAGGAGCCACAAAAGGAGGATTAACTATGAAAGTAAACGCAGGAACCATTGCGAGAACCGCTGTGCTGGCGGTATCGCTGCTGAATGTACTCTTGAATGCCTTTGGCAAGAACCCGCTTCCGTTCAGCGATGATGAAGTCTACACCACTGTGTCAACAGTGGTAGCCGTGGTGGCTTCCCTGGCCGCATGGTGGAAGAACAACAGCTTTACAAAAGCTGCTTTGAAAGCAGATGAGACGCTGGCGCTGGAACGGACGGAGACAGCAGAGAGCGAGGCTGTACACCATGAGTAAGCTGTATTACTGCCGGCAGACAACCGAAAAATGTAAAAGCATTCGCTATCCAAGTAAGCCCCATCCGTACAAGTATGGAACCTCCGGCTGCATTTACACCAGCGGCTGCGGGGTATGCGCAAGCCTTATGGTGCTCCATAACTTCGGCTTTACCGGCTTGGATACGGCAGCCTGGACACAGAAGTGCCTACTGATGGGCGCACGGTCCGCAGATGGCACCGATATGGACACGGTGGCAGTGTACCTGGAGAAGCATTACTCCATCGTAAGCAAGCGGGCAAAGACCGTTGCTGACCTGAAGAACCACCTGAAAGCCGGTGGCAAAGCTATAGTGTGCGTCAGTGGTGGCGGCAAACAGCTGTTCTCCAACGGCGGCCACTATGTGTATGTGGGCGGACTGGACAAGAGCGGTAACCTGATCGTGCTGGATCCCTACTGGTACGACGGTAAGTTTACCTTGACGACCAACCGCCGGAAGTACACAAAGGTCAAGAATGGCCGGGAGGTGTATGTGCAGCCTGCGGCGCTTGCCTCTGATTTGAGCGGCATTTGGCTGTTCACCAACGCCAAAGGCGGCAAGGCGGTGTATGCGGAAAGCGATGTCAACTACAAAAAGGCGGCGCCCAAGGCACCGACGGTTAAGCCGGGTACATACATCACCACCGCAGTGCGGGGAATTTACAAGGGCGCAGGTGCTGCTGCCGGACGCAAGAAGGTCAAGGATCTGACCACGGACGGCCGGCGACACGCAACCAGCAGCAAGTCGAAAGCAGACGCTATGTTCCGGGCAGGCACCACCATCACCGTGCTGGAGACAAAGCTGCTCTCCACCGGCAACCTGTGGGCGCGCTGCCCCTCCGGCTGGCTGTGTGTATGGGAAAAGGATATTGACCGTAAATTCATCAAGTAAAGCAGAAAGCCCACCGAGTAATCGGTGGGCTTCTTTTGTTTTTTATCAAAAAATATGACAAAAAGATAAAAAAATTCATGTTTTTATTGAATTTCACATACTCTTATGATAGAATGCAACTGCAAATTAGTTGCAAAGAGGTGGGAAAGATTGAGCCAGTTTGAAAAGCTCTGGGAACGGTTTTTGTTAGTTCCAAGTGATTTTACCTATGAGGAATTAAGAAAAATCATGAAACATTACGGTTATAGTGAGAATAATAAAGGGAAAACATCTGGTTCTCGAGTAGGATTTATAAAGAGGGATGATGTAGAAAAAACGACAATATTTCTTCACAAACCTCATGGATCCGATGCGTATGTTAGAAAAGCTGCGATTAGAAGCATAATTGCTGCTATGGAAAGGAATGGTGATATTAAATGAGCAATGTTATTCAGTACAAAGGGTATTTTACGAATGTGGAATATAGCCAAGAAGACCAAATCCTTTTCGGCAAAATAGAGGGCATTCGTGATTTAGTCACATTTGAGTGCGAAAACGCAGGCGAGGTGGAACAAGCTTTCAAAGAGGCGGTGGACGATTATTTGGAATTTTGCGAAGAGGAGGGCAAAGATCCAAACAAAAGCTTTAGCGGCTCATTCAATGTAAGAGTAAGTCCGGAATTGCACAGGGATATATGGGCGGCAGCAACCAAACGCGATATGACATTAAATGCGTATGTGAATGAGGCATTGCGAGCCTCATTGAAAAAAACGACTGATCCAATGGTTGTTTTTCTTGTCCCATCAAGGCTGTCTCGGACAGAGCATGCTCCACAATTTTCCATTGATAAAGATGCCTATAAATCAGGCGAAGATGGATTTTCTTATGGCATAAATAGAAATCTAATTACGAGCGGAGGGGTAAATCAATGAACTATAATTTGAAATTGCAAGCATACAAAATAAGTCAAATTGCAGTTGATACTAAGTTGATTAAGGATGGAAAAGAAGAATTGGCAATAGAGTGCTTTGTT